AGCTTGGAAGCCCGCTAGCGGATGATGCCGGCCTTTTTCAAATGGGCAGCAACATCGTCCACGCTGGCCCGACTTGGGTCGAATTGCAGCGGATTGGCGCCGCCACTCAAGATCGGGGCCGGTGCAGGGGCCTTGGTTACGGATTTGGGCGGCGGGGCCGAGATTTTGGCCTCGATACGCCCAAGCTCAACGAGTGCGCGCTGAGGGGCAGTCTCAAACTGCTGGTAGAGCTTCTGTGCAGCTTCCGGGTTTTTGCCGAGCCAATACGCGATGTCCGCGCCCTGTTCACTCTCAACGATCAAGGGCGCAAGACGGGGATGGATCGGCGTGCGATCCGTGACCACGCTGTCGAAATCGGGGATACGCTCCCGGGCTTCCGACTTCATGTCGTCCCACGTGGACAGCATGACCTCTGCCGAACGCACTTCCGCTTGTTTCAGCCGGCTCTCCGTTGCCGCGCGCTGCCGATCAAGAATTTTGTCGGTGGTGCGTTCGGCAATGAGTTCGTCGGGATCGGTGATTTGCGAATAGTCGGTCTGGCGAGGCTTCAGAAGAGCGAGTTCGGCCTTGAGCATATCGCGCTCACGTTCGGCCTCGTGCATGTTCCGCCAGCGTTCCCGATTGCGCTCCTTGCGCCTCAGTTCCGCTTCGGTCGGCTTTTTCTCTTCCGTCGCTGCCTTTTCAGGCTCGGTACTCTTTTCACTGCCGGCCGTCTCAGTAGTCTGATCTGGCGGGGTTACGCGCTGCTCACTTTCTGGCGCACTCTCTTGTGTCTTGACCTCAGACACGGGGGGGATCGTGATTGCCGGCGTAACCAGCGCCGGAGCGGGGACGGTTTCAGTCGTCATATGCTTTTACCTGTTAAAAACCCCGCCTTTCGGCGGGGGTGTTTTGGCCAGCGTCACGCCCATTGCGGGCGGTCGGCGGAGGTTCACGCAACTTCTTTACTTTCAACGCATTATCGAGATACGTGCCCCGAAGATCGGCCAGCGACTGGCGATCGTCGACGTGCACGCTCTGGATCTCTTGTGCCGCTTTGGCCTTGGCCTGCGCGGCTTCGGCTTCGGCCTTCTGGCCTTCGGCATCCATCATCCGAACCGCATGCTGCGCCTGCACTTCCGCCATCGGATCGGGCGGCGGCTGCATCGCTTGAGCGGCTTCCGGGTTCGCGATCTGCAACACCTGCGGCGGAAGCACGGCCTTGAGGCGCTCGGAGAGTTCTTCCGAGCCTTCGAAGTCGAGGTTCTTCGCGATGATGTCGCCGGCCACCATGCCGACCTGCGGCAAGGCCTGGATGAGCTGCAACAAGCCCTGCACCGTTTCCGCCCGGCGCGACGCATAGGACGTGCCCAGGATCACGCGGACGCTGTTGAATTTCATCTTCGACAGATCGTTGACCTTAAGGTCCTGATCTCCGAACCGCATCACCGTCTTATTGACGGTCACGGTCTTTTCCGTGTCGTCCTCGCCCATCAGGCGCAAGGTGCGCTCCGAATCGTACACCTTAGGGATCATGTCCATCAGGATGCGGCCCAGGTGCTCGAGCGAATGTTCCAGGTTGTCGACGAAATGGAACGTCGCCTGCTGTCCCTGTTCCACACGGCCGGCAATGGCAACGCCCGACGTTTCATTCGACCGCGCCCCAAGCGCAGCGTCGTAAATCCCGGTCGTCGCCTTCATATCGTCGGCCAGCATTTGCGCCATCTGAATGAGGCCCGTCGGAAGCGGCGGCGGGTCGACACGTTCCGGCTTGCCGCCGGGCGCGTTAGAATCCGGCGTGTAGGGCAGATACGGCGTCGCCGTTTTAGATGCGTTGTCCCACAGGCCCTTGAACTTCTCGATCATCTTTGCCGTCACGAGGTACGGCGTCTTAGGCTGCTGGCCCAGGCTTTCGGCCGCCACGGACATAAAGTAGTTGTGCAACTGCTGCGGTTCGCGCTGAAAGCGAATAAGCCCGTGCCGGTACGTGCCCTGCTCAAGCGGGATTTCTGCCCCGACAACGGGGATAAGAGGAATCCATTTGCACGGGCACTTATAGGTTTCTTCGAGCTGCTCGACGCCCGAGCAAAGCGTCATCTCGGTTTCGTGCGTTTTGACCTTGCGGACCTGCTGAATGTAGCCGGCCGCCATCAGGTCACGAATTTGCTTTTCGCCCGTCTCGGTCAAAAGCTGCTGCGAGCCATCCGACAGGAGGGCCAGCGTCTTGCTGACTTCCTTCCGGCGCCAGTATTCCGCGACACGGACGTAATCCCCTGATCCCCATGCCACCACCGAGGCAGTCTGGCTATTGGTCGGGGGGTCCAGCCCATCGGCTTTCTTGCCAGTCCAGCGCGCTTCGAACGCCTTCTTCGGCATCAGCTCCGAGACGACGCACCAGTTCATGTCAGAGCGATCGGGCTCCAATGCCGACGGATCGGGATAGACCGAGAGCGGGTTGAAGATGCGCTTGATCAGAAGCTCCTGTTCGAAGCTCTCCTGATCGATGTAGTCCTGGACGACGCGAAACCAGCCAATGCCGCACGCAACCATATGCTCGGTCGCCGCCGCGTAGACGTGGCTGGCAGACGAGTTGTATTGGATGCGCCGCATCAACCCGTTGGCGATTTCCGCCATGTCGTCGGAATCGTCATCGTCGGTCTCGACCTTGATCGTCGGCATGTTCTGCCGGATCGGGTTCGACACTTGACGCAGAAACTGGCTCGAGCGGTTGATCGTGACGAGCGGACGGCCAGCGCGTTCCGCGCGCGCGGCATCCGACCACTGGAATCCTGCCGTGAACCGCAGGTCCTCAAGCGCTTCCCGGCGGTTGTCCCGGTCATATTCATAAGAGGTGTCGATTGCATCGCGCACCTCTTTGATCAGGTCATCCATCCGATTTTGGGCCCTTGCGCAGTCTCAGAAACGCTTTCAGCGGATCGACGATATTGAACGGCGATCCAGTCTTGGTGTGGCGGAGCACGTCTCCGGGCTTGAACTTGGCCGTTCCTTCCGGGTCTGGCTTCACGACGCGCTCGACCCAATAACTCTCGTCCGTCTCGATGCTGTACTGCGGGATGCGGACGATTTTCTTGCCGTCCTTTTCGAGAACCTCGGCGTGCGGATAGGTGAGCAACAGGTGCTCGAGCGCGGCTTCTGTGATTTCTTTCAAATTCCCATCCAGTCTGCGCCCGGGCGCGGGGCGCTCGGCATTTCCCACTTGGCAGGCTCAGTCTCCGCAAACCGCAACATCATCACGGCGTAGCGCGTGGCGCTCAGAAGATCGTCGCGCTCCTTCACCAGCTTGCCGTCGAGGCGGTGATAGAGGCGGAACTCCTCGAACCACTCCGCTAGATTCGAGAACACCTTGAACCTGCCCGTCTGCATCCGATCGAGCATTTCCATCAGACCCGCCTCGACGCCCGTCCCGCCTTCGACGTGCGTGGCATGCTCCGCCAGCATGTTGAGCCCCTGGCCACGGTAGAGCTCTGACAACTGATCGCCTGAACCCTTATCGTGCTGGTATCCGTCATGCGGCCAAGAGCACGGTATCCAGTCGCCCCAGGGCTTGATAGCCGCCGCGTGGATGACCGGCGTCGCCTCTTTTTGGCGATAGGCTCTCGTCACATAGATGCAGTCCGCGTCCCGGTCCCACGCAAGACTCGCCGCGGCAAACGGGTGGTCCCACCCGAAGTCCACGCCGATGATCTGCGGCCAATGCTTCGGAATGGCGATCGGGGCGCACGTAATCCGCTCCTCCGGCACCGGAAACACGCGCCCCGAACCCATCGTCGGAATGCCCTTAGTCCGCGCTTCCCGCTCGTGCGCCGGGTAGCTGGCAATAATCCGTGCCTTTTCCTCAGCCGTGTAGTGCTCGACATCGTCGATGGTCATCGAGACGACGTGGCGGCTCATGATCCCAGCACCGCCTTTTCGAGCAACGAAACGCTGTCCCTTACCGTCTTCTCCGGGTCGGCGTTTTCGTTCAGCGACTGCTCGTGGAAATCCAGGGCAATTGTCGCGTCGCCCTTCCCGTGCACGATGCTGATGTGTGCGCCGGAGCGCTCGATCCTCAGCGGCAGATCGGACGCCGCGACAGCTTCACGCAAAACCATTTCAGCCGCTCGGCGGGCGCTTGTCATTTTCTGAAATCTCATTTCTGTTCTAGTAGAAATAGCGAAACCACTTCGCTCATTCCTAGCAACGGCGTGAACGTGATGTAGATGAACTGCGACCGCTGCCCGCGATTTGTGCGGGTCAAGCCCTCTGTATAAATATCGAGCG